AGTTGGTCTTCGGGCGCACGATCTCGTTCACGGCAAATCCGATTAGCTGCGAAATCTGATAGCGGTTGTGCGGGTTCGGCTCCTTTGCCAGTTCCGCAATCATTTCGTTTGTGCGCTTCGCCACGTCGGAGTCAACGCTCTCATGCTTGGCCTGCGCAACCAGCGTCTTCACGACGTTGGAATTTTTCTTGATCTCAATATAATCCATTACTTTTGCACCTCGTTTCAATTAGGACGCCTTGGCAACGAGGCCATCAGCCGTAACCTTCAAGGTATCGCCAACCGCAAGCGTTTCAGCAAGCGAATGCTCAACGGTGATAATCATGCGCTCGCCAATCAGCGGACGATGCATGCGGACATAGTGACCCTTGTCAACGGTGTATTCCGCTGTGTTGTACTCGCCAGCGTCTTCGTAAACTTCCCACTCGTTCTCCACGAGAAAGATTTCGTCAGCGCCAACCGCGATGACATCCAGAACCAGCGCATCCTTGCGCCACAGGGTCGTCTTCTCAACAACCTTCAGTTTGGTGTCGCAATCAGCAGCAGTCAGGATCACGTCACCGTTTGTATCAATCTTGACGAACATACCGTTCGCAAGGCCATTCACGCCAGACTTATGCTGGAAGTCGTAGATATGGCCGTTCAGTCGATTCATATAACCAGCCATTTGTTTTCCTCCTTAGTCAGAAACAGCAAGCAGATCATCATACTTGCCGCCCTTCATCTCAAAGCCGTCCGTCATAATGCTTGCAACAGCAACGCCCTTGGTTTCCGGCTTATCGTTTGCCATGCACATTTCTGCAATGG